TAGTAGAAACACCTCAGGCTTTTAATACTGATATTGAAGTTGGTGATATAATTGTTATACACCAAAACGTGTTTAGAGTATTCTATGACATGAAAGGAAGAAAAAAGAAAAGTAGATCTTGGTTTAAAGATGAGTGGCATTTTTGTGCTATAGATCAAATTTACTTATATAATAAAGGTGACAAATGGAGGTCTTTCGGAGACAGATGTTTTGTTTCACCTATAAAAAATACAGAGTCTTTAACGCTAGATAAAGAAAGAAGCCTTGTTGGTATATTAAAATATGACAATAGCTCCTTAAACGCGCTAGGAATTAACTCAGGAGACTTAGTTGGCTATACGCCAAACGGAGAATGGGAGTTTTTGATTGACGGAAAAAGATTGTACTGTATGAAATCTAATGATATCGTAATTAAATATGAATACCAAGGAAACGAAGTTGAACATAATCCAAGCTGGGCAAAAAGCAGTAGAGGAGTTGATCAAAGTAGCTAAAGAAGCTATTGTTGATTCGGATGACGATATATCGGCTGACAGATTAAAAAATGCTGCAGCTACAAAAAAGTTAGCTATATTTGATGCTTTTGAAATACTAAATAGAATAGAAGCTGAAGAAAATATGTTAAACGAAAAACCAGTGGAAGTTAAAGAAGAAAAATCTTTTAAAGGCTTTGCAGAAGGGAGATCTAAGTAATGTACGAGCAAACTTTATATAAAATACTTAAAGACCATATTAAGCCTAAAGTTTTAAAAAGAACTAACAGGTATAAAAAATGGGAGTACGGTTATAACGAAGAGCACGACATGGTTGTTATAAGTAAAACCGGTGAAATAGGTGAAATTTATGAAATACAAGATTTAAAAATAGCTTTACCAAAAGCTGAAAATGTACATACATTTGAAGACGACAGATGGAGTTATACTAAGTACCCAAAGGAGCTTAGTAAAATAAAATCAGTATTTGACTGGGAAGAATATCCTTTGGAATTTAAAGAAAAATGGTATGATTACATTGATGAAGAATTTAATAGAAGAGGACAAGGTTTTTGGTTTTATAATAAAGGGTTGGCTACTTACATTACTGGCACTAACTATATGTACTTGCAGTGGAGCAAGATTGACGTTGGGCAACCAGACTTTAGGGAATCAAACAGATTATTCTATATATTCTGGGAAGCTTGTAAAGCAGATAGACGATGTTACGGTATGTGCTATCTCAAGAACAGACGATCGGGTTTTTCGTTTATGGCTTCAGGAGAAACTGTTAACCAAGCAACGATATCTTCAGATGCTAGATTTGGTATACTCTCCAAGTCTGGACCAGATGCAAAAAAAATGTTTACAGACAAAGTTGTACCAATATCGGTCAACTATCCGTTCTTTTTCAAACCGATACAAGACGGTATGGATAGACCGAAAACAGAGCTCGCTTATAGAGTTCCCGCGTCGAAGTTTACAAGACGCAAGCTCGACTCAAACGAGAAGCTACAAGAAATTACAGGGCTCGACACGACTATCGACTGGAAGAACACGGGCGACAACTCGTACGATGGTGAGAAATTAAAACTACTAGTACACGACGAAAGTGGAAAGTGGGAGAGACCAACAAATATATTAAACAACTGGAGGGTTACAAGAACCTGTTTAAGACTAGGTTCTAGAATTATAGGAAAGTGTATGATGGGATCAACATCTAACGCTTTAGATAAAGGAGGAGATAACTTTAAAAAACTTTACAATGATTCAGACGTTACACAAAGAAACGCCAATGGACAGACTCGCTCAGGACTCTATTCTTTGTTCATACCTATGGAATGGAACTACGAAGGCTACATTGATTCTTATGGCTTTCCTGTATTCAACACACCAGAAAAAGAAGTAGTAGGCCCTTTTGGCGATCCAATTACTCAAGGTGTTATAGAGTATTGGGACAATGAAGTTGAAGGTCTTAAAAATGATCAAGATGGTTTAAATGAATTCTACAGACAGTTTCCGCGCACAACTAAACACGCGTTTAGAGATGAGTCTAAAGAATCTTTATTTAACTTGTCAAAAATATATGAGCAAATAGATTTTAATGAAGATCTTAAAAACTCAATCAATGTTACACAAGGAAGTTTTCAATGGGAAAACGGTGTTAAAGATACAAAGGTTATATTTGTACCAAACAAAAGCGGTAGATTCAGAGTTTCCTGGGTTCCACCTTTAAATCTCCAAAATCGTGTGATAATAAAGGGTGGACTGAAATATCCAGGCAATGAACACTGTGGAGCTTTTGGTTGTGATAGTTACGATATATCAGGCACGGTTGATAAAAGGGGATCAAATGGATCTCTACATGGTTTAACTAAGTTTAGCATGGAAGACGTGCCTCCAAACCATTTCTTTTTAGAATATATAGCTAGACCACAAACTGCTGAAATATTTTTTGAAGACGTATTGATGGCTTGCGTATTTTATGGAATGCCAATACTAGCAGAGAATAACAAACCTAGATTATTATACCACTTTAAAAGAAGAGGTTATAGACGCTTCTCTATAAATAGACCAGATAGAAAATATAATAAACTATCAGTAACAGAAAAAGAGCTTGGTGGAATACCAAATTCAAGTGAAGATATAAAGCAAGCTCACGCTGCTGCTATAGAATCCTATATAGAAGATTTTGTAGGATTAAAAGAAACTGGCTATGGAGATATGTACTTTCAAAGAACACTGGAAGACTGGGCTAAATTTAATATAAACAACAGAACAAAGCACGATGCTTCTATTAGTTCTGGATTAGCTTTAATGGCTTGTAATAAGCATAGATACGCTCCATCAGCTCCAGTTAAAAGAGAAGCTGTAAATTTAGGAATTAAAAAATATGACAACAAAGGTGTCACATCAAAAATAATAAGTTAAATGGGTATATACACTAACACCAATAGCGCTTTTCCAAGCCAAGTAGTAAGCGACGCTGAAAAAGCTAGCTGGGAATACGGAAACCAAGTTGCTCAAGCAATAGAGTATGAGTGGTTTGACCAAGGCAGAACTGGAGGCAATAGGTACTTAACAAACTGGAACAACTTCCACTCGTTGAGACTATATGCTAGAGGTGAACAACCGGTGCAGAAGTACAAAGATGAATTATCTATAAACGGTGATTTGTCTTATCTTAATTTAGACTGGAAGCCAGTACCTATTTTATCTAAGTTTGTTGACATAGTGGTTAATGGTATATCGCAAAAGTCTTACGATATAAAAGCTTATTCTCAAGACCCAAGTTCTGTGAAGAAAAGAACAGAGTATGCGTCTAAGCTTCAAGAAGACATGGCTGCTAAAGAATATTTAGAAGGCTTAAAGCAAACGCTAGGTATTGACTTATATCAATCACCTAGTGATGTGGTTATTCCAGGATCCAAAGAAGAGCTAGAGTTACATATGCAGCTCAGCTACAAGCAGTCAATTGAGATAGCAGAAGAGGAAGCTATATCAACTGTATTTGCTCAAAACAAGTTTGACTTAGTTAGACGTAGATTAAACATGGATCTTACAACTATAGGTATTGCAGCTGGCAAAACTAATTTTAACACAGCTGAAGGCATCACTATTGATTACGTAGATCCAGCTTATATGGTTCACTCATACACGGAAGATCCAAACTTCGAGGATATATATTACGTAGGTGAAGTAAAGTCTATAACAATACCAGAGCTTAAGAAAGAGTTTCCTAACATATCACAAGAGGAGTTAGAGAGAATACAAAAAACACCTGGAAACAGGCAGTATATAACTGGTTGGGGTAATTATGATGAAAATACTGTACAGATTATGTACTTTGAGTACAAAACTTACCACAATCAAGTTTTTAAAATAAAGCAAACAGACTCAGGATTATTAAAAGCTTTGGAAAAACCAGACACGTTTGATCCGCCTGAGAATGATAACTTTGAAAGAGTATCTAGGTCTATAGAGGTTTTATACACTGGCGCTAAAGTTTTAGGAACTAATACTATATTAGACTGGAGTCTAGCAGAGAACATGTCTAGACCAATGGCAGACACAACCAAGGTTGAAATGAATTACACGATATGTGCTCCTAGGATGTATAAGGGACGCATAGAATCTGTTGTAAGTAAATGTGTTGGATTTGCAGATATGATTCAGCTAACGCATCTTAAATTGCAACAGGTAATGTCTAGGATGGTTCCAGACGGTGTTTATTTAGATATGGACGGATTAGCTGAAGTTGATCTTGGCAATGGAACAAACTACAATCCGGCAGAAGCATTAAATATGTATTTCCAAACTGGTTCTATCGTAGGTAGGTCAATGACGCAAGATGGTGATATGAATCCAGGTAAAGTACCTATTCAAGAACTTAATAGCTCTAGCGGACTTGGTAAAATACAAGCGCTCATACAAACATATCAGTATTATTTACAAATGATACGCGATGTAACAGGATTAAACGAAGCGAGAGATGGAAGTTCACAAGATAAAAACTCATTAGTAGGTCTACAAAAAATGGCCGCTAACGCGTCCAACGTAGCAACTAGACATATTAAACAGGCTAGTTTATACCTCACATTGAAGCTAGCAGAGAATGTATCTCTTAAAATAGCAGATGCTTTGTATTTTCCATTAACAGCTGAGTCTCTTAAAAACTCTATATCTACTTATAACGTTAAAACGTTAGAGCAGGTTATTGATTTAAACCTATACGACTTTGGTATATTTTTAGAGCTAGAACCGGACGACGAAGAACAAGCTAAATTAGAGGAAAACATACAAGTTGCATTAGGCAGTGGTGGTATTGACTTAGAAGATGCTATAGACTTAAGACAGATTAAAAATCTTAAGCTAGCTAACCAAATGCTTAAGGTAAAACGTAAGCAAAAAGCTATTCAAGATCAAGCTAACCAACAAGCTAATATACAAGCACAAGCTGATGCTCAGGCTAGTACAGCTGAAAAAACAGCTATGGCTGAAGTTCAAAAGCAAGAAGCTATATCAGGTTCTAAAGTTCAATACGAACAAGCTAAAGCTCAAATGGAAATAAATAAAATGCAAATAGCAGCTGATTTAGAAAAAATTAAAATGCAACAAAAGTTTGAATATGATATGCAGCTTAAGCAAATGGAAGTTCAGGCAATGCAGCAAAAAGAAGCAGCTATAGAAGACAGAAAAGATAAACGTAGCAAAATGGAAGCTACACAACAAAGTGAAATGATAAGTCAACGTCAGAACGATAGCTTACCTAAAGACTTTGAAAACGAACCCGATATGGGTATGCAAGCTTTCATGTAGAAAGTAACAACTATTTAATTATATTATATTATGTCAGAAGTAAAAACAAATGAACCTGTTAAGCAGGAAGGTGAGTTTAAACTTAAAAAGAAAACTCCAAAAAAACTAACTAAAACAAGTGACGAGCCTGTTAAAGTTAACATCAAAGAACCTTTAGTTGAACTAGAGCCAGAGGTTAAAAAAGTAGTAATACCTAAAGAAAAAGAAGATGCCATTCAAATCGGAGAAACAAAGGAGGTATCTGTGGAAGAACCATCCGGAGATAGCATTAAGGTGGGAGAACAAGTACAAGAGCCCGTCGAAGATGTTAAAGAGTTTACACCAATCAAAGAAGTTGAAGTAGCAAAGGTAGAAGCTGAGGTTAAAGAAGCGTTAAGAGATGAAAAAGTATTAGGTAAGCAATTACCTGAAAACATCGAAAAGCTAGTTAGCTTTATGGAAGAAACTGGCGGAACTATTGAAGATTATACAAGACTTAACGCTGATTACTCTAGTGTTGATGATAAAACGTTATTGAAAGAGTATTATAAGAAAAACAAACCTTATTTAGATAATTCAGATGTCGAGTTATTATTAGAAGACTTTGATTACGACGAAGATTTAGATGAGGATAAAGATATACGCAAAAAGAAACTTGCGTTCAAAGAAGAAGTTGCAAAAGCTAAAGGCTTTTTAGAGGAAACAAAGGTTAAGTACTACGATGAAATCAAGTTGAGATCAA